CTTCTTCTTTATTATCACCACGTTTTAATAACCTATTTTTAACTGTAGTTTGGTTGGCATATATGTATATAACTTTGGGATTTATACCCTTAGAAATAAGAGTATTTACACCATCAGGTGTTAGAATTGATACCATTTTACAATCTTTTTCATAATCTTCCTTTGCTGTGCCGTAGTACCATAAGCCACTTGCAGAAAGATATTTTCTATATTCAAGGAAAAATCCATCATTTATTTTGCTGATAAATTCATCCTCCGATATAAAATGATACGTTTGGTCTTGAACTTCACCATCTCTCATTGGGCGAGTCGTATAAGATACAAGGTTCTCATAACCATGCTTGTTTACTAATTCATTTGTAATAGTGTCTTTACCAGAACACGATTTACCCATTAACACCAGTAAACTCATGACTCAACCACCCAATTAACTATGTGACCGTCATTTATAATAACGTTCTTATTTTTAAATCTGTGAAGGTTTTCGCAATCTTCTAATGTTACTAAGTCAACATCAATTCCTAAATAAGTATCCATACTATCTGGAATAGGAATATCGTGCGCAAATTCCATTGAACAGTTCAACCTCCTTCTCATCATCACTGTTAATTCTTACAGTAACAGGATGTGTTGATATGCTAACCATACCAATAAATGACTTGGCATCTACTATCTGATGCTCGTAACAGCCATCTACATCAGCAGAAATTTTACTTATTAATAAACGGACGAACTCTTCCAAATCGGTTAAACTATCCAAATTCAAAGTAAATTCCTTTCTCATAAATTCTTTGGAACTCATTTTTCCTCCTTACTTATATACCCTTATTTGTGTTACTGGACTATCCCATTCTTGACATACACTCGACATATCACCTGCTCTTTTAGCATTTATATCTAATGCAGACTTGTCTACAACAAACTCGCTTAAGCAATCAGTCTCTTTGGTGATTATATTGCTTGAATCAGTATGTATATCAGCCTTTTCATCGGACATAATGCAAGGAATCACAGTGCCATTTGCCAGAACTAAATCAAATTCATCACCAATTTCACACCCAAAATACGAACCAAGAGCCACACAATATCTATCTCCAACCATGCGGACACCATACTTACCAGTATAAGCAGATGTGTGTTGAAGTATATATTGAGGACTTTTTCTGTTTGTAATAGCTGTATAGGGCATCCATGTTTTATGTGCCGCATATGGCACTTCAAACATTTCAAATTCAGCTTCATGATCTTGAAGATAGTCCTTGTTAATGTAATAGATATTATCATTCCAATATATTAAGTCCCATTCATTATCAAATGAAGCTACACTAACTTGCTGATTCCAGAGCAACGTGGTTACAATCTCTGAATCAGTATTCGGTTTGGTTCTTACATTAACAGTAGTTGTAGTCCAATAAGGTTCAAATGTGGTTTCAGATGCCCATGCAGATGCAAGTGTGTCACTCACACCTGCATTCATCTCTAACCAAGGTTTGTAATCGCAGTCGTATTTACTAATGTCTTCATTCTCAGCCCCCATAACAGGGGCGACAGATGTTGCAGATATAGCAAAAGCGACCACTAACATAGTTGCTAGTTTCTTTCTTTTCATATATATAGTTTTCCTTTCATTTTGATTGGTACACTAATATATTCTCTTTTTAATTGTTAATCATTGATAAAAATTCATCCTCTGAAATGATTGGGATATTTAAAGATTTTGCTTTCTTATTCTTAGAACTTGTTGAATTTATATCATTATTGATAAGATAATTTACTTTAGAAGATACACTTCCTACGACTTTACCACCATGAGCTTCAATATCAGCTTTGAGAGTATCACGATTCTGATAATGTTTTACTGAGCCAGTTATAACAAAAGTCTTATTCTCTAATTCTTTTGTGGTTTCTGACATAATGGATTTCTGTGTCTCAAACGTAAACTCGTTTGCTAACTGAAGTATATCTGAACAATGATTTTTCCAATAAGTATTGAGTGAGCTTATTAATGCATTTCCAACGCCAGGCAAATGCCTAAAGTATTCTGCACCTTTAATCGTCATTTCATCAATAAACGTGTCAAAGTCATAATCAACAGAATCTGCAATCATCATACTTGCTGATTTGCCAAGTAACGGAATCGAAAGACTATAAAGAAAACGCTCAAGACTTGTCTTACGAGATTTCTCAATAGAGGCAAGAAGCTTATCTACTGATTTCTTACCAAATCCGTCTAAAGCTTTCATTTCATTTTCATAATCTGATAGATGATAAATGTCTTGAATTGAGTTTAACCAACCAAGATCGATGAATTTCTCTATTGTTGCTTCAGATAGCCCATCAATGTTAAGCGCATCTCTTGACACCGCATGACTGAGCTTGCCAAGCAGTTTACCATTACAATTATCATTAGTACATACAAGTACTTCTGAGTTATTATCTTTTACTATCTTAGTAGGCTGACCACATATAGGACATATATGAGGTATATCAATATAAATTTTTGTATACTCGTTATCTTGCTCTGCCCATCTTATCTGAGGTATTATGAGATTTGCCTTAAACACACCAATATGCTGACCAACCCACGGTTTACCCATAATTTCTTTCATAATAGATATATTATGAAGTGAAGCTCTTTCAACAATTGTACCCTCAATCTCAATTGGCTTGAACACTGCTGTCGGTGTTAATATGCCTGTTTTGCCCATTGTATATTCTATATCAATAAGTTCTGTTTCTACTGATTTATTATATACTTTATAAGCTATACCGTTATTAAAGTAATCTGTTGTTCTACCAAGTGATTTACCATACTCAACATCTTCAAATTTAAATACAACACCATCTTGAGGAAGATTTTCTTTTTCTGCAATATTAATAAAATTATCAATATGTGTCTGTAACTGATTAAATTCATTTATTGTAATATTGTAGCACGGAACTACATCGAATCCTAAATTCTGAGCATTTAATAATCTTTTGTAGAATGAATTATCACTATCTCCTTTAACAACTTCCCACGCATACCAATACAATTTCCTATCTTTTACAACAGATGTATCAAGACCGCCAAGTGTACCTGACGCAAGATTACGTGGAGTTTTATACTCATCATTCTTATTTAACTCCTCAAAATCGTCTGTTTTAATGAGTGCCTCACCATCAATAATATAAGTTCCTTCCTTATTAATATGTAAAGGAACATTAAGGAACTGCTTTACATGATCTGTTATAATATTTCCTATAGTACCATTGCCTCGTGATTCAGCCCTTATAAGCTCACCATCTTTAAAAATCAAACGACAGGTTAATCCATCGAGCTTTACAGAACCTACTAATGTATGTCCTTTCGCAAATTGCTTGACCTCTTCTGCACTATGACATTTTGCAAGCGATAACATAGGTGACTCATGAGTAACTTTCTTAATATTATCCAATACAATAGCACCAACGTTATGTGTTGGACTGTTAGATAATACAATACCAGTTTCTTCTTCCCACTGTCTTAATTCTTCAAGCTTATTATCAAACTCAGCATCACTCATAATAGACTGCCCAGTATTATAATAAGCTTCTGATGCTTTATTGAGTTCGTTGACTCTATTAATTATCTGATTTTTAGTCATTATTAGATTCCTTTCTATTTAATACATCCCAACCTTGATACCACATTGAATTGGAATTAGCATATTGTTTGAATAATTCTATTAATTCATCCGATTCGGGGAAGAACGGATCTCTATGTAATGTACTATTGATATACCCAAGAGCATTTAACAAGAATTGTCCTGGTCGCATATCTGGAAATGACCTCTTGTGTAGCTCACATAACTGTGAGTAAAATGAGTCTAATTTTTCTGGATTTCTAATCTTAATCACCTTCTTTTTCTTTTAATAAATGTGGACACCAATTAGGAATATTGGGCATATCACTTTCCCACTCTATGTATCCCGCTATCTTTTTACCATTACTTCCACAATAATAATCACTTGCATGTTCCCATGAATCTGATGTAATCAAAGGTTGTGTTCTATGCAATGGACAACGACTACAATTATCTATGTCATATATAAGTTGAATTTTCGCCATAATATTGTCTCCCAAGAAATGAACATTTATTTAGTTTCTAATTCATCAAAAAAAATTAACTCTTGTGCATAAGGTAATACTCTAGCCCATGAAATAAAATTAGGCACATTGGAACTATCTTGACCACTCCATTCATTTAACTTATGAAATCTACGTTGTCCCTTGCTACACATAGCAAGCAAATTCTCATAAGTCATTGTAACTGTACGCTTCTGTAACCATGATTCAGGTAGCCAACGTATAAGCTCTTTCCAGTATCTCTTATCTTTCGTCTCAAGATACTTCTGACGAATATTTTCTAATACATAAATAATGTCCTCTTCAAATGTTGAAATATTATCCAATCCGTCATCATTCTTTGGATCATCAGCAAGAGATAAATTTCTGTCATAATCATCAATTTCAAAACAATCTAATGTAATTGGTGTTGTAGCAAGCTTATGCATTGTACTCGTTGAGTTCGCAACCGTTCCTACTTTATAAGTATCAAATTCTTTCCACCAATAAAGAGGTGCTGTAATATCAACCGATACAAAAATCTGTCGCATAAACTTCCTATGCTCATTTCCTGCTTTAATAAGAGTCTGAGCAAGTTTCAAATCCGCTTCACCAATAATATCTGCATAATATCCATTAATGTTACAATGATGTATATATGCATTAGGATATACTTTTAATAATTCATCAAAATCAACATCTGCTCGTTCTTCGTCATAATAATCATTAAATTTACTATCACTTCTATTCCAAGAATTTTTTGGATTTCTTAAACCCCTAAATGCGTGTTCAAATCCCCATACCTCTGTATTATCAAATTTCAAATCTTAATCCTCCTATTTCTTAATTCTAATGAAAGTTTAGTTTCCTGTTGATTTATTCTAAGTCAACAATATTGTATCTAACAGTACCATCGTCATATTTCTTGGTTTCTAATATTCCATCAACATATTCTCCAATTTTGTCTAAGTATTTGTTATATGTATCACTATCAGAAATATCATATTCTACACCGTTATATTCAACAGTAATGCTATAAACTGCTGGATGCGATTGTGGCATCATCGTTTTAGTCGCAGGATTATAATACATTGTTGTATAAGCCGCCCTATGATATTCATCTATTATTTTTACTTGAACTGTAGATGTTTCAGTACTAATACATTTTGCACAGCCAGTTAAAGAAAACACAAATATAAATATTATTGCAATACTATATAAAACCTTTTTCATGATATTTTTCACCTCGATTCTCCACATGAATAATGGCTTATTCATCTTCGCTGTTATCACCTTTATCGCTCGTACTAATATCAACACTAGCGTTAATACAAGCAGGAAACAATAACGCCCAGAGACACCAAATAGATCCTGTATATTTAATTGCAAAAATTACTGCTATTGATGTTGCAATCCATGCAGACGCATAAGCAATTGTTATTGCGATATTTTTCATTAGTATATTCTCCTTTCTTCTTCCAAAGAATCTGTCATTCTATTGTTTAATAATATGTGGGTAGGGATTTTCACCCTACATGATTCCCCACTACCTTCTACCAAATCAGACGCAATACAGTTGGCTATTTCACCGTTTAATATATCCTCGGAATCGAACCGATAGGGAAATCTATCTGTCATTAGTGTCTACATATTCCACCACCACATATTGTGTCCAAAAGAAAAATGGATTCTTGTTACTTCAATAACATGTAAATCGCCCACGGATAATATATATAATCTAACACCACATTAAATAGCAATTGGAATCTGTGGAACTTAAAATCTTCAATATTGTAACTAAAAGCTGTTTTTATTCCTGACAAGTTTACACCCAATGACCATAAGCAAGTGAATATCTGTAATGCAGATATTACAATAAATTCAGTTGTTCCAATTTTACTTCCTAACACTATGTAAAAGATAATTAAGAATAGTTCCATAAAGAATACAGTCAACATTGCAGCTCCTTGCAATGTATCGCTCGGTGGCTCTCCTTTATTATTCTCTTTATTTTTTGTGAGCTGCTTAATCATTCTCTTTCGCCACAATGTTTTACTTAATGCACTTGGCGTACCTTTAATCCTGAAAAACATCAAAATAAATAAAATTGTTAAAGCTAAAATTTTCATATTATATTATTCTCCTTCTAAAATTTCTTTTGGGCAGTAAAAAATCTTCTTACCTGCTTTCTGTGCTTTGCGAATTGTTGACCAAACACCACCTGATTTAATTCCATCCCAAACTGCAAGTAAAACATCACAATGGTCAACCATATATTGATCTCTCACATTGTCACAGCCTTTATAGAATTCATCTGATAATTCAACCCATTCATCAGCTTCAGCTCTTAACTTATTGTAATATTTGTTAGATGAGTTGTAGTTTTTACATGGTAATATGCAATGTAATTTTAAATTTCTATTCTTCTCTAATTCTGGCGAAGCTGCTCTGTATCTCTCCTTAATAATACAAGTATTTAACCCAATTAAAATATCAGAGCCATTTGCCATACCACAATAAACATCAGACACATCAAGTATTTGATTAAAAATCCAATGACCAATTCTTGTCCATTTAATATCTAACTCATCATCTGGCAATCCTAATCTCTGCGGTCTATGACCTGTTAATGCTACTCTCATTTATTACCTCCTTAATTTCACAGGAAACTGTCGTTTTATTACTTTTTATTTATGTTTGTCTATATATTCTTTTACATCTTTTTCAAGTTCTCCAAGTCTACTGCCAGCATATTGAATCATGTGTATGAGTCTATCCTTTTCATTTTGATAATACTCAGCAACCTCATCAATAACTTTAATATCTCCTTGTCTTGGTTTATAATGAGTACACATATAACATTCTTCTGCTATATTTAATCCAATATTCCCATCCTTATCACCAAACGCACCATAAGGACAACTACTTCCCTGTGAACCATCGCTATATTTTTTTATTTTTACGCATTCGCAATTAGGAAATCTTTCTTTATATGCAGCTCTTTCCTGTGGCGAATACATGCAATACTGTTTACATTTATTATGTGGCAACTCGTCTAATTCGTAATCTATATAATCCTGTGGCTTCATATTGCAATCTGCACATGCTCCATATGAATTTCTATTAAATACCAACTCACGACTTTCAAGTGGAAGATTGTGTAAATATGAAGACATTTCATTGTCATATAGATAAGAATCATCATATATGTCATTATCATCTAACAATTTCATGTTCCAAATAGGTTTATCTCTTGTAGAATCCTCATAACAAGCATCGCAAAGCTGAAGGCTTGTACTAAAATTATCAAAATAACTACCATATCCTCTACTTCCGATATTGATTTTTTGTATCTTATCTTTCTTTTTTAGACACTTGTAACATAAATTTCTAGTATCTTTAATTGCCAAAATACCTTTTGAATTCATATTTTCTCCTTTCTCTGCAATAAATGACGGACAAGATACCGTCTTTCTCGTTTTATTATTTTAATAATTTGATTTATTAATAAAACCCTTTTTCTGAGCACATGATAAACAATAGTTATATCTTCCATATATAGTGCATCCACATTTTCTACATTTGTGAGGTCTTTCTATTGCTTTCCCAAATGGTTGCCCAAGTTCAAAATAACATCTCTTACAATATGTATAATGGTCTTGGCAATACTCACCACATCTCTGACAATATGCCATTGTTGTCACCTCCTTAACAAATCCATCAATTACTCCACAATTTCATATTTCAATTTTGATATGTCGTATCCCATTTTTTCTAATTCATCAATCCACTTCTGTTTTATTGGGCATGTAGCAGTAAAGTTTTTAAACTGTGTTATACAATGATGAACACAATCTCCAATTTGTTGTTTACCGTATCGAAATTCTTTTAACCCCTTTTCATACTCTGAATTTGTAACATATTCCGTTCTAAATGGAGACTGTGGTCTATCCTCTTCTCCAAGAGCAACACCAACCGCAATATCTTCACCATTTACATTTATGTATGCATTGCTAATTTTATATTTCATAGTTTATTTTACCTCCTTATGAAATCCGTCTTTCCTTGGCTTTTTGAGTCTCTGAAACGCCCTATTTATGGGCATTCCAGAAATCCTCTACTGTATTATTCTCTACAATTATTCTGTTTTCATAAATATCTGAAGCATTGTTTTTCTATCAAAATTTTCCTTCTTTTTAAGTGCATTATTTACTGTACGAATTTCTCCGAGGTGATAACATTTTTCTTTTGCTCTACTTTCTCCTACATATAACAAATTAGAATTCAACATGAAGGTATGTGCTTTAGGCGTAATTAAAACAACCACCTTGAACTGACCACCCTGAGATTTGTGTGTACTGATGGCATAAGCCAATCGAATATTTTTCATAGAACTTTTTGGAATATAGATAAGTGTTCCATCATAATCAACAACCATTGCATCTTTTAGAACTTTTACAACTCTACCAGATTCACCATTAGCAATAAATGTTGTATTTTTATCATCAATATATTCCTCATTATAGATAATTGCTTTGTAATCATTAGCATAGTTCATTACAATGTCATTCAATCTAAATTCTGTATCTCCAAATGTAATTTTCGCCTTTGGATTAGAATTAATTGCGTTTTGTATCTTCTTATTTAATGCTACTGTTCCATAATCACCTACGTTATAGCAAGATAAGACTGCAATATCATCAACAGAATACCCTTTGGATAACAATGTCTGATAAAGTTTTACAGTATATCCAACAAGTTTATCTTGAAGAATCGGCATAAATATATATGATTGATCTTCACCAAACACTTGCATACCTGTTTTGGTTTTATCTAAATATTCAGTACCAGTTCGTGTATCTGTAGCAACAGTAGATAAACCACCTTTACCATAACGGAACACCTTATCAAGTGTGATAGTAGGAATATCCTCGCATTTCAACAAATCATAAAGTACATTACCAGCACCAACAGAAGGAATCTGTGCGTCATCACCAATAAGAAGTAATTTTGTTTTCTCAAAATCTATTGCTTCAAGCAATTTCCTAAATAAGAAAATGTCTACCATTGAAAACTCATCCACAATTACTACATCGTATGGTAATTTATTCTCTTCGTTAAATCCCCAATCAGCAGGTGGCATATACATAAGACCTCTGTGAATTGTCATAGCATTTTCATTTGTAAAACCCGACAGTACCTTTGCAGCTCTACCAGTTGGTGCTAAAAGTAAATGTCTTTTGTTATAAGCATTTAACATATTTACAAATGCCTGTGTACTTGAAGATTTACCACTGCCACCATATCCAACAAGAAGAACAATGTTGTTTTTACACATATATTGTGATGTTTTACATTGATTCTCTGTTAGTTTAAAACCATCAAGTTCCTGAAACTTTGAACAATCACACTCCCATTTTGTATGTATCTGCAATCCTTCTTTTATTCTCTCTGCTATATATTTCTCTGTTTCATATGTTTCTTTTTTACATACGCTTAATAGCTCTCTGTCAAATACCACATCATTATCAGCTTTAAGAATAAGTGGTAAGTTACTTTTTGCTTCTGGCACTAATACATCAAACTGTTTCTTCAAATCGCCAACATGCATATATGTATTACCATTATTTTCATTCTCATCAAGTAGATAATCTACACAAGCTTTCGCTCTCTGATATGATGTTATAAGATCAAATCCAAAGAACAAAACTGGTTTTTTCCCATTCTTCTGACATTCTTTACCATCCTTATCCAATGCCAACAATAGAGAATCAGCAGTTTTAAAACCAATCCCTCCTAGCCTACAAAGACACTGATATGGTTCTTCTCTAATAACTTCCTTGATTTTATCAACAGAAGTATATTTGTCATACAGTTTTTTTACTGTTGAAAGATTAAATAATCCTCTGAATTCTTCTACAATTTCAGCCAATTTGAAATTCTCTATGACTTTATTCTTAATAACATTGAATGTATAATCTTTGATACCTTTTGTTCTTGATAAATCAATGTCATCTAATCTGTTATTCATTATTCTATCTACAATGTCTGGATATGCTTCTAATAACACATCTGTCTGATTTGGTGTAAGAATTTCATATAAGAAATTTCGTGTCGCAGCTAATGTAGTAGGTTTCTCTCTTTTAATATTGATTACATCGTATCCGACTCCATGAGAATCGGATACCTCCTTTGCTTTTACAATGTAATCAGTGCCAAGATTAAGTTCTGAAATATTGCCTTTAATAGTTGCTGTATTATACTTTGAAATCTGTACATCAGGATATTCAAATGAATTGACAGAAACGCCATATATTTTGAAGTCAGTAGAATTATATACAAGTCTTTCTGGTACACATTTAAATTCAATTATTTTATCCAACTTTACATCTCCTTCTAATATACATCCCACTTCTTTACTATTCTCTCTTTTTCATCCGTTTTAATCCAATCGCCGCCAACCTTCTTCATTTTATTTCTCTCACCAAATTCTTTTACATTGATGACATTACCTGCTATAAATGGGGATTCAATGAATAACTTTCCAGAAGTGATTTTTGTTTTAAGATACTCGCCATCTCTCATGTTATAAAGCATAAGGTATGGTTTTGTTTTATCCTTATAGAACTTACACTCAAGAACATAATACATATTTTTTGGTGCTTTCGGATTTTTGTACATTATATTTCCAAGATACTCTTGCTCATATACAATTTGTTCTTTTATTGATAAAGCTTTATTCTCTAAACCACCTATTATTAGTTTTACAAGTTTAACCTTGTCAACATTACTATACTGTTTAGGTGTCTCTTTCTCTGCACATTTTCTTACATCTTCTTCTCTAATATTCAGTGATACAATTTTATCTTTTTTCAGCGTCTTACATTTTCCTAACAAATTGTACATATCAATAATTGACAGTAAATATTTATTCTTACCAAATTCAGAAAAGAAATTTAATGTCGTAAGAATATGTAATTGTCTATCATCCACAGATGTTTTTAAAATAATATCAGAAAGTAAATCGACAAAATTATCATAATGATTTTTAGATAGCTCATATAATTCATCTGCAATCTGATCATTACAATATTTTATAGAAGAGATTCCTTGATAAATGGCATTTTCGTCTTTATCCATAAAATACTGTGCTTTGGATTTGCCAAATTTTATTCCTTTGATTTCTATTCCCTGTGATTTGATATATTCTTTGATGTTTGACATTTTTTCATTATTGTCTACATAAACATTCAATGCTGATGGTAATACCTTAACCATCCAATAAATAGACCTATCATACTATATGGAACGGAATGATTTCGTGAAAACAAATAATTAGATGCATCTTCAATTACTACCAAGAATGATTTTATAGCCTCTCTTGCTTCAGCTTCGGTCATTCCATATTTCTCTTGTGCAATTGCAATAAATCCTGGAATATATCTATCATCTTTATTACCATGAATGTCTACCATATATCCACCATTTTCAATGATAGGTATATCTGCTTCAGTACCTGTTTTTTTAGCAAAATGTCTACGGACAATATCTGCTTGTCCCATAGTAAATCCACAAAAGTCATGTAAGAAATCAATAATCTGTTCCTGATATACTAAATAACCAAGCGTAGGTTTCAAGAAATTATTAAGTGCTTCATTTCCATTATCTTTGTAAATACCATTGAATAACTGTTCTCTATAAGATTCACCTGCTGGTCTAATAGCACCACTAACCATAGCCATTACATCAAGATATGAGATATTATCATTCTGTGCTTTAATATTCTCCAAAGTTTCCTTACTAAGTGTTCTTTTTAATGAATCACTTGCAAAACCACTTTCAAACTGGAATATCAATGTAGTATCTTTTGCTATTGAGTTAATAACATTTTCATCTGAGAAATTAACCTTATCAGGTGTTAAATAATCTATACCTGCAAGTTTACAAGCACCATCAATTAGTCCAACAGCATTCAACCCTAGTAAATCTAGCTTTACATAGTTTAAAGAATCAATTTCGTGCATATCTATTTGACTTACAGGACGAGGATCTGATGTAATAGACAATGTTCCAAAATCATATCTTATATCTGTAGGACTACAAACAATTCCTGCTGCATGTCTGCCAAGTGATGTAATTGTTCCAATCACCATATCAATATATTTAAACATTTCTGGATATTGTTCTCTGATTTTTTCTGGCATATAATCTTTACCTTTATCATCAGTTTCTACCATATTTGATAATTCTTGTGTTTGATCAGGAGTCATCCCATATGCTCTACCGACATCTTTTATCGCTGCTTTTAACTGAATTGTATTAAAAGTAATAATGTTGCAACAATACAAACCTTCCTTATTAAATAGATACTCACGCACTTTATATCTATCTTCTGCGTAAATATCAGTATCTACATCAGCCAATGACATTCTTTCAGGATTCATAAATCGTGAGAAGTTAAGCTTATATTTAACTGAATCAACATCAGTACATTTAATCAAATATGCAATCTCACTACCAGATACAGAACCTCTTGAACATCCATAGTGCATATTATTTTTCAGCAGCCAATTCTTGTAATCTGAATCGAGTAACATAAAATCAATAGCGTCATTATGTTTATATGTTTCTAACTCTTCCTGTATCCTTGGAATATACTCTGTTTTATAATTTGGGAGTTTGCTTATCCCACGTTCTTTTACGCCTTGAACTATTCGTGCCTTAAATTCTTTCTCAGCATCAGGATATAATCTTGGATATTTATTGCTATAGTCCAATTCATATGATTCAATATTATCTGCGAATCTATTTGTTTCTTCGATTGCATCAAGATAAATTGATTTAGGTAATGCATTCTGTAATTCAAAGGCAGTAACCATATCATCATAAGATTTCCATGATAAATCACACGCATCCTCGTCATGGAAATTAACATTTTTTGATTTCTGCATCACTGCTCTACCCATCATATGATCCTTATCAATAGCATGTACATCGTTTGTAGCAATAAGCTTCATTCCATATTTCTGAGCAATTCTATACAAATACTGATTGTAATAAATCTGAACGTCAAAATTATGTGGCTGTATTTCCAACCAACATCTATGCTTATTTTTAATAAGGAATTTCAGAAATCTTTCCTGTACTTCTTTTGTTCCTTTGCATAACATGCCTGCAACACAAGCTGTTAATACTAAAATATTATCTGATGTATTCTCAAGTTCCTCTAAGGTAATTCGTGGATTATAATAAAAATGACCATCATTACGATTAAATGAATCAGAAGAAAGTTTGTTAAGTTCTAATACCCCATCATAATTCTTTGCGTATAAGCAACAATGATAATTGTCTCTTTGCAGATTATCCATATCAATTTTTTCTGTTACATAGAATTCTTCTGCATTAATATATTTCAACCCAGCCTTTTCACATGCCTGTCTTTTTGCAACATTATGAAGGACTGCGCCATGCTCTGTAAAAGCAATGGCTTTCATTCCTTCTGATTTTGCTTTGTCAATATAAGCTTGAAAAGGGGTGATTGAGTCAACTTCAAGACCGCTATATGGGTTAGAATCCATACTATGTAAATGTAATACTGTTAAATTGCTCAACTTCTCACCTACCTATGTCTATAAACTATTCACAAATGCCAATAAATCATCTTCGTCTGTATCAGAATCAGATTCAGTTTCTTCTTTAAACAATTCCTTCTCTTTCAAATACTGGTCATATGGTTTATGCAACGACCTAGAATATCCTGAGAGGGTTGCCAATCTAAATTCATCGGCATCTGCCAAAAGATATTTTCATCTTCATTGTTCTTATATTCTCTCTCTTTAGAGTTAATTTCTTCGACTGTATTGATAATGTCTTCTTTTAAATCGTTAATCTTTTCTTCTGTTAGAGGTACTTGTACATAACAATCATGAATTTTGAATTTTTCTCTAACCTCACCTGGTAAGTAATCAATATTGTTATTTAACACCATCTCATCAACATATTTATCAATATCATCTTCATATCCGAAATTTTTCAGCCACATCTTTGCCGTATTGATAAGACTTTCACCTATAGAATTTCTTTCTATATATCTATCTTTTTTCTTACCATTTTTTTGTTCAATGGTAACTGTGACATATTTTAAGAAATTCCATTCGCATACAATATCTTCCAATGGAATATTTAATGCTTGTCTAATACCTTCAGCATAAATAACCAACTGACCACATTCAGCGTCAATTTTTGCGCCTTGATAACGTGTAGATGTTTTCCAATCTACAATATGTACACGTTTTTTCTCATTGCCATTTTCATCTTTGTATGACTCGATATAAAGCATGTCAATATATCCTTGCATATAAATATCATCAGAAATTTTAATTGTAATAAAATGCTCAACTTTATGTGGAAAAGTAATCAGATTATGATTTTTAAAGAAATGTCTAATGCAATTTTCATATTTATTTGCTATTGCATCATTTTTATCAGAATCACTACGATTGTATTTGAGTTCTGCACAATTCATTGTAAATAAGCTATCTTCATATAAATCTGGCATATCCTCATATTTAATTTTGCCAGTATATAGCTGCTCAATAATATCATGTACATTACCACCAGATACACAATAAATACTATTTGTTCTATCTTCTTTCTTATGTAGGATGTATTTCAAAAAATATTCCCATCTATCTTGTTTGTAACAATGATACCTTGACCATGACCATAATGTATCAACACCAAACTTGTTACAAATTTCTGTTAATTCTTTACTTGTCTTTCTTGCCAATCTCTTAACTTTCTCCTTTCTGACTCATCATATAAAACACGATGCTTGAGAAGGAAGTTGTATACTTTATTTGGCATATCAGCAGGACTGTCTTTACTACCTTTTTTAATCAAATCCCAACGATCATATATGTAACTTACTTTTCTAATAGGATAAAATTTATCACATTCCTGTCTAATATGGTTTATATCAATTCCTTCATCTAAAGCCACTACAATTTCTACATTTAAACTAATCAGTATCCTAACTTGTTCTTCTGTAAGCTCACAATTTCCTATTGCAACAGCCGTACCATCTTTTCGTGAATACCTTTTAAGCACTGATTTCTGCGCTTCCAAAACGACTGCATAACCAGCCTCTTGAATTGTTTGATAATTCTCATTTAACCCATATACATTTATTCCTTTTGGATATGTTTTGGATAACTTAAAAAACTTCGGAATATCAAACATCTCATAGTTTGGTACAGTAGTTCTCCCACTGATACCTATATATTCATTGTCATCTCCATCCCATTTTCGTTCAGGAATAACAATTCGTTTTCTATCATATGAATATCCAATGTTAAATCTTTTACATGCAAAAGGCATAACGCCTTCACGAACCCAATCAATATATGGTAAATCAGTATATTCTTTCATGCATGAATCATCATACACTGGAACATCTTTATCAATTGTGTATCTTTGGCGTTTCACTTTTTTGAAGATTGCTAATGGATCTTTCTTATTATCTTTGTTGTCACTCTTACTATATGAATATTTCAAACCTAAAATATTGTGGAGATATTTATTAGCTTTTCCAAAAGATATACCTTTTATTGTCATAACCAATGTAAAAATATCTCCACGCTTATTTTCTTCTGAACTTCTAATCGCCACTGATAACGTATCTTTCTTTACACATATAGCAGTTTTATTATTGCCTTGTGGCAAGGCGGCTCTCCATTCAGTAGGATATTCGTGTAGTCCATGACATTCCAACGATAATAAAATCTGTTCTATACAATTATTCTCTATAATGTATTCTTTTAGTTCATCTGCATTAATACACGCTCACCGCCTCCATCACAAATTTAAAAATCAACTGGGACAGAAGTAAAACCAACTTCTTTCAGTATGTTTCTACTCATATCATGCTCACATACAATCTGTATACTACTTGCAGCACCCTCACGGTTTTTACAAATGAATATAAGCTGATAATGTTTGTCTTTGTCCAATTTAACAGGTATTTTTGATTTATTGTTTTTCCCATCAAATCTATATACCTTTAAAGCATTTTTCTCACCTGTATACTCATCTTCAAATACATCTCTCAGCATTAAACATGTACTTGCAGGATCAACAATACTTTTCGCCATACCAATATTATCTTGACTATAAAATCTCTGGCGTGCTGAAGACTTTGCCAACTGGAATGTAATAGTTACATGAACTTCCAATCCACCTTCTTCTTTACACTTAATTGTGTCATAAATATCAACCATATTCTGTTGCATATCTAACCACATCTTATCGGAACGACTGCCTGAATCGGCTTTATATGTATCAAGAATGAAATACTTAACACCGAGATTTGCATATTTCTTTAGAACTTTTATGAATTTCTGAGTCTTATATCTTTTAAATGGAATAAGAGTAAGCATGTTATTCTCAGATTTTTCAACAATCCAATCTGCACATTTCTTTAACAAATCTTTTGTCTCATCTGAATATTTACCATCTCTTACAACAAACTTCTGTAAGTCTTGTTTGTAGATATTATTTGCAACCCATACAAGTAATTCTCTCTGCCACTTACGAATTCCTTCTTCGTTTACAGCTATAACAAGCCTTTCCCCATATTTAATCGTACTTGGGATTAACATTGACCTTGTTAATGTGGTTTTACCCATATTAGATAATCCACCAATCAGTGTTATATTGCCAGGTAACTGACCACCAGTTTCCTTGTTGAGAATATCCATATTATTATAAGGAAGACCAACTGCAATACCTGCATCTAATTCATCAATTAAATCATAAATGCCATCAGCCAATGAATATGACTGTACATCATCATCTGCATTGATGAAAATATGATTTAACATTGCTTCATATTCTTCATATATTTCATCTAAAGACATATCACAGAATTCATTGATACGATTATTTACAGGGAATCCATTTTTTAACATCTCCAAAACTGTTTTCCATTTGTATAGCTCTTTGACATACCCATCCATATTGTTGATGTTTACATACTCTTTGGCTTTATCAATCGTTTCATATCCACCATAATCCTCATATTCCTTTTTGAGTTTTTGATGCTTTTCAAGATATAAACCAACAGTCATATCATCCAATACTGATTTCTTTTCTACTACAATAATGTCATTTGCAATCTGCCAATAGACTCGCCATGTATTTTCACTAAAATCTTCAAGCTGCAATGTATAATCAAAAATTAATTCTGGTTGTTTATATAAAATAGCAACTATATTAGCTTCTGCTATTATCTTGTATTCTCGAATCTGTTTTGCACATTTTAATACTTCTTCCTGATAAGGAGTTAATTTTCTATTCTCTTTTTTCTCAGCCAATTAGTACCTCCTCAAAACAGTTTCTTCATTCTGTCACTTGTCTCTTTAGTCTTTTTTACATATCCAGCATTCTCATTACTTTGATTATTGAAGTCTTTAGATTCAACTCTCTCCTCAGTCTTTTTAACATTCTGTAATCTCAAATACACATCGTTGATTTCAGGTTCAATCATTTTCATAATAAGATTGATTTTATGTTTTTCATCTTTGATTTTCTTTTCATTCTCATGTAAATATGTAACAATTTTTCTCTTACACAACTTAAAAGTACATAAAATTGTGTAATCATCATAATTAGCTTTTGCTTCATGATTATTATTCGCTATATGTTCGCCACGTTTAATACCTTGTAACTTTAATGCGAGATACTGTGGAAATTTCATATTATCATCGTATTCAAGAATCTCTTTTTTTACATACTCACATAGTTCAATCCACTGCTCGTTATCTTTCTTTTTTATATTTCTCATTTACCAAATCATCCTTTCTTAAAAACTCCAACAGGCAATTAACCTGTCGGAGCATAATTTTAATTAGGCTAACTGTAACTTGGCAAAATCAATTAACTCTGTAAGAGTATCTGGTGACTGCATTTCAAGATTCTTTAATGAAACATCCTTATCCTTCATCTGCTTGTTTACTTTGAGCAAAGCATCCTTGTTGTCCTTGAGTGACTTTAATACATCTTTAAATTCAGCAGCTAACTCTTCTGCTTTTTCAGCCTTGTCAACCATAGAATCTGTAGAAGTCTTTAAGTCATTCTTGTATGATGTCTCATTTGTCTCAAGGTCGTGCATTGACTCAAAATAATCCTTCCAAATATCATAAGATGGATTCTCAATAATCTGTCCAACCTTAGTTACATTTGTTCTATCCTTTTTAACCTTTGCAAAATAACGGACATCCTCGCCATTCTCTTCCTTATAGAACTCAAGGATTGTATCATAATCAAACTTAACTGACTTATGCATATCAGGCTTAATGCCAACTAACTTACGGTTATCGCCTGTTCCTTCATATACTTCTGTTGCCTGTGCAACTGACACAACATGCTTACCTTTTGCAGAAAGGTCAATTTTAGCCTGCTGAAGCTTCATGTTAATAATCTTAATACGTCCCCACTGTCTCTGAGAAACTACTGTATCGTCAACATCTCCACCCTTTCTACGAGCTTTCTTCTCTTCAACTTCTGTAGCTCCAACCTGCATTGTTGCATAAAACTTAGTCTCTGAGTCGATATCAAGTGTCTGAATCTCATCTGAATCTACTGCCTCGTCAATATCGTCCTCTAAATCATCAAGATCTGATGTGTCGTCAACTAAAATAAGATTGTTGTAAGTCTTACCATTTGCTAATGTAATATCCTTGCCCTCATAGTGAGCAATACCTGTCTCTGAGTCGATACATGCAACCTTTGGGAATGTAAGGGCAAACCATGACTTACCAGAACCCTCATAACCATATGCTAAAAACTTTCCACCAATCTTTGCTTCTCTTGCTTTTCTAAATGCCAATTTTTTTGTCCTCCTAAAATATATATTTTTTTGATAAATTGCTCACCCTGTATTAAACAGGGCAAGCGTATTTTTTAGTTCATGCCTTCGAGCATTGCAAGAAGGTCATCATCTTCTGACGAAGTTTCCTCGCTCTCTGAATCTGTATCATCATCTGAACTTGGTTCTGCACCAGCATCAAGTAATGCCTGCTCGTAGAAATAAAGGTCGTCCTCATCATATTTGCCATCTTCAAATGCTACAGTAGGCTTTCTGTCATCGCCAGTTCCTACATATGTAATGTCAGGCTTTACAATAATCATTCTTCTCTCACGATTGCCATTACCTACTGCAATCTTCTTTTCTGCTTCCTCTTCTGAATATAGTCCCATTTCAATAAGTTCCTTAATGTCATCAGGAATATCATCTTCTGTAATATTTACAGTAGATCCACCCTCTACTAAATTACCTGTAACTGTAATCTCAGTAATCTTACCCTTCTTAGGCTTGAAAAATCTTTGAAGCATCTTAGCTGTAATCTCTGGATTCTCATTGATAGCGACTTCAAATGTTTTAGGATATGTAACATTCTTCTTAACTTCAATCTTCTCGCCATCAATCTTAGGCTTTCCAACATAGTCAACAACATATGCTGCCAGCTCCATAGTACCCTTATCATCATTCTTCTTTCCGATGCTCTTTGAATCAACAAGAATTGTCTGTGAGAATGTAGCCTTGAAATCTGCCTCATCGTCAATTTTTGAAAGTACAATAGATGTAATCTCTTTCTTTGTAGAAACATTACCTTCATACTCACTGTAACCGATTGTACCCTTTACATTTACAATCATTCCGTCCTCAAGATGCTCATTCAGATACTCTACTGCATCATAAGCTGTGAGGAACTTCTTATATACAGTCTTATCCTTTACATCTTTCTCAACACCAACTGTTAAGAATGAAGAATCTGAAATGCTATCATACAGAGACTCATCAAGACGATCCTCCCACGCAATCTCTACTGACTTACTCTTTCCTGCATCGTCCTTTTCATCCTTGCTGTAAGCACGAATTACATTATCCTTATCAGGGAAGAAACCACTTCTCATCTCTGCATATACTGTATTGCCGTTTCCACAATCAACACCTACATACATACTGTTATCTGTCCAACCAGAATCATAACTATTGTCAAGATTGAATGTCTTGTCTGTTACTTTTACACGACCAATAAGATTGAATGCTGCCTTACCTTTTTTTAACGCTTTTCTTTCCTTTGTCTTTGCCAAATTGCTTGTCCTCCTTAAAATTAAAAAATTATGTAAATATTGTTAATAAAACAATCTATCTAAACGCCCAAAATGGACGGAACACAGAAGTTAATTTATGTAAACATCTATGTATAATCAGTGATTTTTGAGTATAAAAACCCAAGGGTATGCTGTTCTTCCACCCATACAAATGCTTTCCACATTTATTTATTCTCTTTTTTGTCACGGATTTTATATATTATTCGTGACATTTTATTTTTGGGATTTTTAAACTGAATTGTTCAATGAAAATACTTACTGAATTGACTGTTTATGTAATCTTCTACAAAGGTTATCGTATGAATTACTAATTGAATTTCCCATAGTAAGCAATCTTGAAATATAACATCTGACGGTTTCGCAAATCTAAACCCATCTCCATATTTTGAAGCATGTTCCACTGTTCCGTCTCTACAATGAATAACAATAGTAATAATTGCTCCAATTATATGAACAATTATTAAACAATTAATTATTGTAAAATACTCCACCTTTTTCATATCTCCAATCTACACCACCTAAAGTCGATGGTCTTTATCTTCTCTCTGAAAGAAAGCTATCGTCATACTCTGGATATTCATCGTCATCAACCATACCCATTGTGTCAAAAAAATCATGATGTATATCATCTACAAAACTCATATAATCCTGAAACATATCATCTACAGAACTCATATTCTCACCTCGCTTATATATTCTCTTATTTCCAACGAATATAATATTCATTATGTTTTTGTTTAGAATTTTTGAACTGAATCGTTCAAGGCTGATTAGATATTATCTAAGATATTTCCTGTTACTTCATACATTTCCAAATCATTTAATTCACACCATGATTCGAAGTTATCTCTCTGAACATACCAACCAACATTCATTCCGAGAAATTCATTCTCACCATTTCCATAAGAGACTACATTATATAATTCTCCGTTTAGAATGTCGTTTTCGAAGATTAACTTACCATTCTTATCATGGCTACCTGTACATCTACACAATGTCTTTGGATCTATTTCTTCAAAACCATCGGTTTCGCCACTAGAATAAAATATCGTGGCAGGTTCAAATATTAGATGAACTTCTTTGTCATGCATATCTAAACCTTTTACATAATATCCACAAACCCATTGACCACTACTAATGCTCTTCGCTTTACATAACTGCGTATCCAAGTTTATCACCTCCAACTATATATTCTCTGTTTCAGGTTCTTCCAAGACTGCGATACTTAAAGTTCCTGTATCACAATTTCTACCCATTCTTGTCTTAAATCCAAGCTCATTCAATTCTTTATCTAATTCATATAAGTCATTTTCATCCGTACTGTAAATCTTACTACCCTTACAAATTTCAACTGCTCTTACATAATTTTTATCTCGCCAAGCCGAACTAATATATAACCATTGGTCTGTATCTACTTTAGATATTTTATTTCGTGGAACTACTGTGAATGGTTTAAGAACTTCTTCGATTTCATTTTTATGTTCTATGTAATTATCTACTGGATTTCGTATCAAATTAAGACACACCCTACGACCTCTTTTATATTCCATAATAATATTCTCCAAATTGTTTAATTCAAAATTGGTTTGCAAACATCAGACCATTCTTTATTTGGGCATTTTGCGATAAATTTATTACACTGATTCCAATCTTTTATGTAGCTGAAATGATATTTGCCACAGTCTTTGCATTTTTTCTGAATTTCTAAAAATCTAATCTCATTAGTGTTTTGTCCATGAGTCCAATGCCAACAAACAATTTCATTATTCTTGTGTCTACAAAATATTTTCTTTAAAATATTCATGAGAGACCTCCATTGTGTATGCTGTATTTCCGAAATTTTAACGGTATTTGCGTTTCGTCTAAAATTCAAAAAATACTAAATAGTGATTAAGTTCAGTGAG